CCGTGAAGGGAGTGCACGAAGAAGCATATGATTCATAATATGGCAACGTGAGTCTGATTCCAACAATTTCATGCATATCTTTACCGCTTCTCTTACAGCATGTATTCAAAGAAGAGATGCTTTGCACCCCGAAATCTTGCGCGGCCTTGCCTTCGAAAAGAGGAAGGCTGCGCGGTGCTTTTGCCAACGTTTTCGAAATAGAGTGGAAAAAACAGCCCTTTCCATGCCGGGTATCAGAAAAAAATGGTGTAGCTTTGTATAGCTATAAAAAAGAGAAGAAGAAAGATGGAAACAAAAAAAGCGCCTCAAATCCCTTACGGCATCTCGGACTTTGTGCGGATGCGGACTGAAAATTATTATTATGTGGACAAGACCATGTATTTGCCCCTGATTGAAGATACAGCCAGCTATATCTTTATGATACGTCCGCGCCGTTTCGGAAAAAGCCTTTTCCTAAGCATAATGAAAGCCTACTATGACATTTTGCAAAAAGACCGTTTCGAAAGTTATTCAGCGGACTATGAATAGGTAAGAATTCCACCGACCAGCGCAACCGTTTCCAGATGATTTATTTTGATTTCTCAAAGGCAGGGGTTTCATTGGAAAGACTGGAAAAATGTTTTGAGACTTATTGCAATGTTGTCCTCTACCTGTTCATAAAGGATTACGCTTCTTTTTATTATGATAATTTTGAAGAAAAGTGCTGTATCTGGCTCAAGGAACCACGTTACATAAAGTCCTGATACAGTTCAAAGGATGGGAAGTGGTGAGAAGTGAAAAAGATACACATTAAAAACACAATTAACAGATAAAATAATGAAAACACCTTTTATTCCTAAATTGATTCTCCTTTTTATCCTATTTTTTCTTTATTCTGCTGGATATGCACAACAACGGGATTCAGTAACCATACGCGGACAAGTAACAGATTATAACGGACAACCCATTGACAGTTGTTCCATCTTTTGGCAGAGCCCCTCTTTTGATGACATTAAACAAGCCATCACTGACAAAAACGGATACTACACCACCCGTATTCCTAAAGGAAAGTATCAAAGTATGGGAGCTATCAATATGTCTACCTACCCACATACCGTAAAACCCGGACTAGCGGAAAAAGACCAACGTCTCGAATTTTGGGCATGGAATTTCATTGCCGATCGTGATACCACTCTCAACATTCGCTATCATCGTATGGAAGTCTATGGACTACGTATTTTCCACATCCCTGGAGGCATGCCCACCTATCAGATATATGTTCGACCCATGAGTCTGACCCGCACCCTGCAATGGCAAAAAGAAGAAAAATCCTCACTTGTACATGCACAGGATCTTAGCAAGATTGAGCAAACAGGTTTAAGCAAACAAGCCAAAGGCGTTTTGCTGGCACCATCGGCTGACAAACTAAAAGCTATCGTTTGGATAAATGGAGAAGAAGTACCTGTTCTGATGAAACAAGAGATAAAAGAGTACTTCGATGCTACCGAATACGGCAATGCCTATCTGCTGACCGTGGATATGCCCAGACACCAGAAAAATATTCTCCCCTACCGAATATTTAAAGTAGAGTTAACTGATTTAGAGAATGGTGACCGTGGAGAAGGGCTTTATTATATGGAAAAAGAGAACTATATAAAATAAAAAGAAGCGGTATTCTACCGCTTCTTGAGCCGAAACCGGGAATCTAACAAATTATTTATAATCAACTGATTAAGCGTTGTTTATTGCCATTGGTATCACATAACTAAAATTTTAAACGCAGTTTTAAGCCCTGTAGAGGGCTTTTTTTATGTTATTGTGATACCAATAAATACCGTTTTAGTTAAAATTTATGTCGTTTAATAGTGATTCTAAAGCGTTAATTCTTTCCTTAAATACTTCTATAGAGTTAACCTCGTCTCGATTCAATCCCTTAATATTTATATTGCATGAATTACAATACTCTGAATCTGAAGATGATTTATGCCCATTCTGGCAAATAAATCTCTCTTTCTCTTTTCCTAGCAGTCCTCCTTTAGCTAGTTCTATCTTTCCTGTATCCGGCAAGTTTGTCAATTTTTCATAGATTTTATGCATTATATTTAAATCTTTATCTGTGTAACTGGATGAATAACAAAGTAATAAATCTAAAGCACCATGAAGGTTAGTATTGCACATATCAAGTATTTTATTAGGAGAGAATAGGAAACAGTTAGATATAAGATATTTCATTCCAATCTTGTCAGAATCATATTTCTTATAAACCTTGTCAATTACTATATCTTTATCTAATAAAGGGATAAAACTTTCTACAAATTTTATATTATCTTCATAAGCCTCAGATGAATTTCTATAAGTTGTATATCTATCTAATAAATTATCTAATATATCAATCTGAGGATTATCTAGTAAAAATTCCATCCATTGGATTTTTATTTCCTTACCGTCATTAACATTTTTTACCACATTCCTTCTATAAATTTCCTTATATATGGCGTCCTGTGATATTACTAAGTTATCTGAATCAGTCCCTTTTGATTCTTTTGATTTTTCTAAAACACAAGCAGTTCCTGAAGCAGACACCATAAACATTGATTTGTCTTTTCCGGATATCTCATCAAAATCAATTTTAAGCCCTACTATACCATTAGCTCCTAAATCTTTAGCCTTACGTTTTAATTCTTTTATAACATCTTCATAGAGTCTATCTAACTTTTTTTTGTATGAACCTGATCTACCACCAAAAAAATCAGAAAATGATGCAGCTATATCTGAGAATATATTTGTACCTACAACTGTATTAGCGCAAATTACACCTATACATTTCTGTATAGGCATTCCTTCTATTGTGTCGGTTGTTACAACCATAAAATTGTTTTTCATATTATTTTTGTAATTAGCTGTTTTATTTACTATCGTATTTTTAGATAGTTTTTCAGATATGTTTTTTATTCAAGTTTATTGTCTTACCAACAATATTCTGTTCCATTTTTTCCTTATTGCAGACTATAAGAGTTAGATTAACATCAAAAAGAAGTCTTTCTAATCTATCATGTTGGTTATTCATCTTAATGGCAATATCTTCCAATTTGTGTATTATATCATTGTTCATGTCTAAGGTTTTTAATCTCCTTAAAAAACATGATAAGATGTTCATTTGTTTAGCTTACATTTGGTTTTTGTAACTGTTCTTTCAATTCGGTGTTTTCATTTTTAAGCACTTCGATAACATTTAGTAAGTCATCCATACGTGTTTGGTATGTTTCTATTACTTTTATAAGGACTTCGATGGTCCTTTTACTGTCTATTTGTTCTCCATGTAAATCTATGTTAATATTTTTTGTTTCAATTTGATGTGGTGCGGATGTTTTATTAGTTTTTGATTCTAAATCAAGTAATGTGGGCTGAGATTTAAGCATCTCACCTTCACCACGGAGTAGCCATTCCGAAGAAACAAGCGGTTCAGCTTCCAAAATTTTATATAATGTTGAATATTTTGGCTCTGCTCCTCTTAGGATATCATTAAGTGATGTCTGTGCGATACCTATCTTTTCTGCAAAAGATCTTTTACTTTTATATCCGAATTGAGATATTATTTGAGTAATTCTTTCATTTACAGTTGTTTTCATAATATATTATTTAAAATGTTTCTAAATAACGGTTTAGCTTATATTTTTTAGCGGTTTAATTTGCAACTGAAAGTCAAACCGCTTACTTTTGCAATGTGAAAACGAACTGAATACAGTTTTATTTCGCAACGGCAATAATTAATATACAAATATATGAATAAAATAGGAAGAACCAAAGAAATCCCACGGATAATCGTTCCACAAGGTGCACAGAAACACATCGCATCTCATTTCGGGGTTAGCGGTGAAACAGTACGCAGAGCTTTAAAGTACATTATCAACACTGAACTTGCAGTAAGAATAAGGGAAGAGGCGATAAAGAATTATGGTGGTGCAGAATCCATTATCAGAGTGAAAATATAAATATTCAAGGGTTATGATGACAAGAACAGAAATGAATATGCTCACGGAAAGATTGGCAGAAGTGACGGGAAAACAGAATGATTCTGTAATGAATTCTGCTAGATGCGCAGAATATCTAGGAATATCTCAAGGAGCTTTAAGAAAACGCGTTCATGATGGTACTATCCCATATACTAAAAAGGGTAAACTGTTGTATTTCTCTAAACGAGATGTAAATAAATACTTATTAGATAAATAAAAAATGAGCAAAGCAACCGATTTTATAAATAATAAATGCTACCAGCTTGGTAATCCGGTAGAACCGTTGATTTTTAAAGCTGATGCGCTGGAAGCTATTAGTATTGCATCCAAGGAGATAGAAGAAAGAGCTGTGAAAGTATACCAACAGTTATGTCCTTGTTTCCAAAGGGGGAAATGTAAGCATTATCCTCACAACCAAAAACAAGGTAGTCAAATATGTGATATGGAATGTGATCGTATAAGTTATCTAAAAAAACAATTGTCTTATTTCTCAACAGATAAATAAATATATCCCCTCCCGTAAGATTCGGGGTAACAACCGGTTTAAGCCGTTGAGGGGAACTGTTCAAAGTTCTTTGACATATTGGTACGATAAAAAGATGTATTTCTGCGAAGGCACGTAAGCGAAGCCAGTGATGGTGGATAGTGGTGGGTGCAAGTGGAACGGAATTGACACCGATAGCAACCGAAGATAAGACGATAACGGTCGAATGGTTGTAAATGTCTGATGGTGGTAAAGCCACGAAGTTGAATTGGGTTTACGTTCCAAGAAATTGGAATGATGCTATAAATACAAGCGTCCGATATAGTCCTTTAATCGGTATAAAGTAAACGGCGGTGAAGGGCGACCGTACCACGCTTGAGGTAAAATGGACTTTCTTCATTTTGCTACATAATAAATCCTTCCCCTCCCGTAAGATTCGGGGTAACAACTGGTTTAAGCCGTTGAGGGGAACAATATAAAAATGCGTATTATGAAAACAGCTAATTTTATCCTGTCTATATTTGCCGCACTATGTTCTTTAGAAATGATTTATGGTGCGATAGTTACGGAAAGTCCTATAAAATCCGTATCGGTGATTATATTTTCCATTATCTCATTATTGTGTGTGAGATTGGTGGTAATGACATACAGAGAGTTAAAGGAATATGAATGATTTTTTCATCTAGTTTTTTTGTTATTTCATAAAGTTAATGTTGTCTGTCCGTGCCTGTATGTGAATATAGGTACGGAATTTCACCGTCCATGGTTGGTACTGTCTAAGGTAATAAACATAAATAATTATCTGTTCTAATCTCTACTTTCATTTAACGGATAGTATGGCGGTCCGATTCCGCTGACGGTGGCTGTAAGTTATCATAAGTGATAGATTAAGTCGTTTAGGTTTTGCTCCTGTAGTCTGTGAAGATAGCAGGAGCTTTTTAATTGGAAACAAGTTAAGTTATCATGAATAAAGATATTATAAAAATGAAAGCCAAGGAGTATGCGGATGGTATACGAGGGCTTACCCATAAAAAGACAGCATCAGTGGATTTTGAGAAAGGTGCTCAATTTGTTTTGGAATCCATGAAATGGAGGAATGCAGAAAAAGATCCTCCACCATTAGACACAAGAGTGCTTGTAAAGAGTTCCGGGAAATTTGTGAATACCGGGATGTTGGTATTCGATAGTGAGCATAAGAAGAACATTTGGATATGTGGAAATACTAACCGGGCATGGGACATTGATTTTTGGAAACCATTGCCACAATAATTAGATAAACTTAAAATAAATGGTTATGAAGAAAGGTGATAAAGTACGTGAGATAGGTGATACGTTGACAGGTACAATAGTTTATATCGCTAACGGATATGCTGATGTCAAATATCCTAATATGAAAGGTGTATGCTCGTTGCCGATCCAATATCTTGAAAAGGTATGAGAACTATAAGCCAGATAAGCGATGAATTGGAAAAACTTTATTCAGAGCTTGATATAGTCCAGTCAATGAGTGAGGAATCGGTAAGGCTCACATTCAATGCTGACTGTAAAGGTAAATATATATCCTTGCTTAATGAAGAAATCGATTCTCTTGAAAACGAACTTGAAGAATCGGAGAGATATCATGGCAGGAAGCGGAACTTTGTAAGGACTGCGGACCTGCCTTCTTTGTGTTGGTAAATAATAATTTTATAATGAGTGAACAGTTAATATACAGTAAGATAGCCAATATCCTCAAAGAGACAAAGGCTATCACCAAATCGGAGAAGAACCAGCAACAGGGATTCAAATTCCGTGGGATTGACAACGTTATGAACGAACTTCATGAATTATTCTCAAAAAATGAGGTGTTCATACTACAGGAAGTGCAGAACTTCACAACGGAGAACAGGATAACGAAATCCGGCGGTACGAACACATTTACAAGGGCTACGATAAAGTTTAGGTATATGACCACTGATGGCAGCTTTGTGGAAACTGTAAATGTGGGTGAAGCAATGGACGCAGGCGATAAAGGAATGAATAAAGCAATGAGCATAGCGTTGAAATATTCTTTGCTCCAATTGTTCCTGATTCCTACAGAAGAGCAAAAGGACCCTGATAGTACAACACCTGAGGAAACGGATTTCCTTGCGATGGCATTGCAGGAAGTAAGATCAAGCCTGTCAATCGAGACATTACAGGTAGTATGGGGAAATTATAAGGAATTACAGAGTGACAAACGTTTTGTTGAAGCGGTGACAAGAAGGAAAGGAGAACTGAAATGAAACTAATCAAATCACAAGTTGTTTTCAATCCCGATGAACATACTTATATGCTAGGGGATAAGGAACTAAGTGGTATTACTTCCGTGATAGGCAGACAGCTTTTCCCCGATAAATACCGTGATGTCCCCGAAGACGTGTTAAGGAAAGCGGCTGAAAGAGGTACTATGATCCATAGTATCTGCGAACTTGTCGATGATATGGGGATAACTCATGACAGCGATGAAGCACAAGGATACAAGGAACTGAAAGATGATTGGGGATTGAAGTACGAATGTTCCGAATATCTTGTATCTGACAATGAGCACTATGCAAGCTGTATCGACAAGGTTTATCGCGAAAATGAAACTGATTTTACTTTGGGAGATATAAAGACCACTTACGTGCTTGACAAGGAATCCGTAAGATGGCAGTTGAGTATATATGCATACTTTTTTGAGTTGCAGAATCCAGGATGCAATGCGGTAAGGCTTATAGGTATATGGTTGAGAGGTAAAAACCATGAAATAGTAGAAGTCGAGAGAATACCATCAGAAATTGTAATAAATCTGTTGAAATGTGATTCGGAAGGCAGACAGTTTGTGAATCCCTATTCCATATCCCCTGTTACTCTTCCTGGCGAGTACCGAAAGATGGAGAGGACAATACAGGAAATTGTATCACAGGCAAAATATTGGTCCGATAAAAAGAAAGAAATAACTGATGGCGTTATGATGGCTATGGTAGAAGCCGGTGAATATAGTTGGAAAGGTGATATCATATCATTTACTCGCAAAAAGGACACTATCAGAAAGGATTTCGACAAGAAGGCGTTTGAGAAAGATTATCCTGATTTGTATAAGAAATATTTAAAAGAGATTCCAGTAGTTGGAAGTGTAACATTAAAAACAATATAATTATGGCAATTTTAAGTGGTTCTATCTGTCTCTCTGATATACCTCGTGAGCAGATGAAGAAAATTAAGTGTAAAGACGGAGTTGAAAGAATCTATGTGAATGTGGCTGTTATCGAGCGCAAAGAGAAATCCCAGTTCGGGCATACGCATTTCATCACTTGTTCTCCTAAAAGAGAGGAACGGGTAGAAGGAGTGCAATATATTTTTGGAGATTTCAAAGAGTTTGTACCTCAGAATACATCACCCACCCCAGAGGATATAAATAATGCACCAAGCGTGTCGGATGATGATTTAGATTTGCCATTCTGATGAAGTACGATGGCTCTAATCCTCTCCACGTCCAGCAGGCAAGAGCGAAGCTGGAGAAGTTGATAAAGGAACAGAAGGTGTTTGAATTGACGGAAAAGAAACCCCAAAGATCTTTAAATCAGAACAAATACCTTCATGTCTGCCTTGCTTATTTCGGTTGCCAAATCGGTGAAACGATGGAATATGTAAAGCGGAACTATTACAAGATTCTCTGCAACAAAGACACTTTCGTCCGTGAGAGAGAAGACAAGTTTTTGGGTCGGATAAAGTATCTACGAAGTTCTTCTGATCTTGACAGCGCGGAGATGAGCCTAACTATTGAACGATTTCGGAATTTTTCGAGTGCCCAATGTGGCATATATATCCCATCCCCAGACGAAGAACGTTTGATTCAGTTGATGGAGATAGAGGTTGAACAAAACAAATTTCATATTTAAATGAAACTTACTTTGACAAAACAAGAAGTGCTTCTCATCCAGTTACTTCTTCATATTTATAAAAACGAGTTGCCCGATGACGGAACAGAGAAGCATGGACGTTTTGTCGGGAAGTTGTACAAGAAAATCAAAAGACAAGTTATTAATCAATTAAAGTAATAAAATTATGGAATCGAATATTTCGCGGGATCATATTGCGCTTGAAGCAATGAAGTGCATGATGATGACAGCAAAGCGCAGGAGAACTTTATGGAACAGAGTTGTAACATTGTTTTTCCCATCCGAAGAAGAAAGTGTTATAAACTACAATCATGAAGGACAGGCTAAAACAGCTTACCAAATAGCTGATGCAATGATTAAGGGACGTAACAAGACAAAGGAGGAATGATTATGATGCACACATGGTTTGAAGTAAAGATTCGATACGAGAAAGTAATGGAAAACGGCATGAACAAGAAAGTAACTGAACCCTATTTATTTGATTCTTTATCTTTTACAGAAAGCGAAGGAAGATGTATTGAGGAAATGACACCGTTTATCAGCGGTGAGTTTACTGTTTCTGACATAAAACGTGCCAACTATTCTGAGATATTTTTCTCAGATGAAGAATCGGCTGACAGGTATTTTAAATGCAAGTTATACTTTATCACATTGGATGAAAAAACTGGTGCGGAAAAGAAAACATCCACAAACATTCTTGTTCAAGCAGCCGACTTGAGAGATGCAGTCAAAAAACTGGATGAAGGAATGAAAGGCACAATGGCAGACTACGTGATTGCTTCGGTAGCGGAAACTGCTATTATGGATGTTTATCCATACGAAGCGAAAGATAAATCTGAGTTCCCTAATGCTTAAAAATTAACTGATATGGAAGAGTTTATTTCAGATTGGTTCATTCCGATGGATTTCGGTAATGATATGTCGGACGAAGAACCTAACGGTGAGGATAATTTCAATTTTGAATGAATATGGAAAAGAAATTTGAGCTAACAGATAACTTTATAATCAATGCTTTTGGAGTGAAGTTATTCCAAATCAAGTGTACAAAGTCTTTCAAATATGCCAAGGAAGGTGATTTGGGAGGATATGTTGAGAAAGATGAGAACTTAGACCAAGAAAGCGATGCTTGGGTGTCCGGCGATGCTTGGGTGTCCGGCGATGCTTGGGTGTCCGGCAATGCTTGGGTGTCCGGCAATGCTCGGGTGTCCGGCAATGCTCGGGTGTCCGGCAATGCTGAGGTGTCCGGCAATGCTTGGGTGTCCGGCAATGCTTGGGTGTCCGGCTATGCTTGGGTGTCCGGCAATGCTCGGGTGTCCGGCAATGCTCGGGTGTCCGGCAATGCTGAGGTGTCCGGCAATGCTTGGGTGTCCGGCAATGCTCGGGTGTACGGCAATGCTTGGGTGTCCGGCTATGCTGAGATAGACAACAATAATAAACATTGCGGATTTGACTGTTTCGGTTCTGCCAACCGCCACACCCATGCCTACCTGACAAAAGAAAACAAAGTGGAAATAACATGCGGATGCTTCCGTGGGAGTATTGAAGAGTTTGAAAAGAGAGTGGAAGAAACCCATTCGGGCACAATCTATGAGAAGCAGTATAAAGCCATCATCGATGTTATCAAAATTAAATTTGGGTTGACTGATTTGATATAGATTCATTTGCTTATAAACTTTATGCCTGCTCGGTCTGTGAAGATAGAGTTGGCGAACATGGGATAAAATGGTCATAGGGTGCTAAGACTAATGAATGGAAATTTCAAGTGTACATAGAAATGGAAGTCATCAAGACCGTAGCTGAGAGTAATACATTTGTTGAGTAGTTTAAAGATCGTAGGATAGCCAATCTACGGACGAAAGCGAGAAATCAGACGATACTTGTGTAGGTTCGACTCCTGCTTATCCCTCATAAATGTGAGCCACACATAAATGGCAAGGGTTAGTAAAGAATGGTTGTGCCCCGGAGAATACGCTTCGGGGCTTTAATTAAAAGAATAACATGGAAACAAAAGAAATTACTAAGACTGTTTACATCGCATATGATGGGGAGGAGTTTCTTTCAAAAGAGGATTGTGAAAAATATGAGAATTTTGCAAAAAAATACTTTCACGTATTAAATATTTCTGTATCAGATGTAATCCGGATTTGACAGAAACAGGGAATTTTACACATAAGATATATGTAGCAGTATTCTCCAAACATTACTTTTATAGAGATATTGCTTTTGAGTGGGCATTACGTAAATTCGGTTATTTAGGAGTAAGTGTACAAGGATATGGCTTTCAGACACATTTTTGTGTAAGTGAAGTATCTAAAGAAGAATATGAAAAGTGTCCACCCACCGAATGGGGAGGATCAAATTTAAAAAGTGATAAGATATTCCTCAGCCCTATATTGGTAGAAGGATTTCCTGAAAACATTGACTACATGAAAGAATGGGGATTTAAATAATGCCGTACTACATAAACAAATAATAATTATGACATACGAAGAGATGAAATCCAAGGCTTGTGTGGCAAGCAGCCGTAGTAAGCCCAAAAATGAAGAGCATAAAATACAATGTTCTTGTGTTAGATATTTCCGTTTAAAATATCCCCATCTCAGAAATATGCTGTTTGCTGTTCCTAATGCGGCAAGACGTTCTGCAAGGAACGGAGCTTATATGAAAGATGAAGGTATGCTTCCCGGAGTCGCAGACCTGATACTTCTTAAGAGCAATCGTTTCTATGGAGCTTTGTGTGTGGAAATGAAAAAGCCGGGAGAATACCAAAGACCGGTCCAAAAAGAATGGCAAAAGGAATGTGAGGCAAATGGTAACAAATACATCGTTGTCCGGTCATTAGACGAGTTTATTAAAGTGGTGGATAATTATTTGAAAGATATATGACTTATATAGAACTGATTAATTGGTTTTGGTCTCTTGACGAAGACTGGGAATTTACCTGCTGTGAAACGAGGCTTTATTTTTACTTGCTAAAAACAGCGAATCGTTTAGGCTGGGTGGATAGCTGGACGCGTAGTGATACAAAGGTATCATCTGACGTGGGAGTGTCGGTCAACTCAATGAAATCAGCACGTAACAGATTAGTTCAGGCGGGTCTTATCACATTCAAATCAGGCGGAAAAGGACAACGTGATAAAACAAGGTATCAGATTAGCTATCAAAATTTGACACCTAAAGTTGAACCTAAAGTAGAACCTAACCTTATACCTAACCATGAACCTAAAGTAGAACCTAAGCCCTTACAGTATAATGTACGCGCATTAGACAAAGATAAAGACAAAGATAATTATCTCTCTTCCCCGCGCGCGTATGAAGAAATTCCGACTGGGATTTTTGAAAGGAGGCTGGATGAGTGCTATGAAGAATTGAAGTCGAATAGTTCATGGATGGAAGCTGTCTGCATGAATACTCGTTTATGTGGGTATAAGGATTTCGCGCCTCCTGATTTTTATGATTATTTGGAGAAGTTCTTTATGAAGCTCCAAAACGAGGGAGAAACTGTTAAATCACCCCAAGATGCAAAATCGCATTTTGCCCGATGGCTGAAAATTGAACTTGAAAAACAACGGAACAATGGAAACAACAATAGGCACAATTATACAGACAAACAGGAAGCTAACGCCTACGCTCTTAGCTTGCTACAACAACATAAGCGAGACCTCGAAGAAGGCCTGGTTGACCAGATGGAAAGACCGTTCTGAGGTTGAAAGAGTATTTTCACCAGTCCAGTGGGGGTATGTCCTTCAGAACCCGGAAAAAGCTTATATGGCAGACTGTCCATCGCTGATGCAGTATGATGCGCTTTACGGCTATGGCTCTTCCGAATATTGGATTGACATACAGGTGTCCGGCATATTCGGGGCTTCCAACAGCAAGGAAAAGGGCGTTGCCGATGGGATAAGAATCTTTTGTCAGTCCTTTGCCTCACAGGTCAAGGCTTACAAGCTTTCTGAACTGATGCTGTTTTTTGCACGCTACAAGGCCGGGAAGTATGATAATTCATTCGCATCCTTTGATGCCAGAAGAATAGGCAATGCCTTCTTCAAAGAGTTCTATTCCGAAAGAAATTATGAACTGGACGCGATAAACCGAAAAAGGGTGCAGGATGAGATAGAGAACAGAAAATTTATTCCCCCTGAAGGATATTCTTCTTTGACTTTGTACAACGAATTGAAACGCCGGGCTGAATCCGGAGATGAGGAAGCCAGAAAAATGCTGATGTCACCATGAGTATGTCACCATGAGCATGCCAAAGAAAGTAAAACCGGGAATTGTATATGTCAAATGCCGGAATTGCAAGAATGCCTCGGACTTCGGGGATAATTCTGCGTATTGTAAGGCTAAAGGACATAGAGTGTGTGCCTGTGACAGATATGGGCAAATTTGCAACAGTTTTTTAAAGAAATAATTATGAAAGATATTGAATTATATAGAGATTCATTTCAAAATTTTCGTAGCTATCAATTACCTAAAGCACAATTGATTATAGCGGATGTACCTTATAATTTGGGTACTAATGCTTATGCAAGCAATCCTTCATGGTATAAGGATGGGGATAATAAAAACGGAGAGAGCGATCTTGCAGGGAAAAAGTTTTTTAATTCAGAAAATGAATTTCGTCCTGCCGAGTTTATGCATTTTTGCAGTGACATGATGGTAAAAGAACCGAAGAAACCCGGTAAATCCCCTTGCATGATAATATTCTGCGAATACGAACAGCAGTTCATGTTCATAGAACTTGGTAAGAAGTACGGGCTAATGAAATACATTCCGTTGGTATTCCGTAAGAACTTTTCCGCACAAGTATTAAAAGCCAATATGAAGATTGTTGGTAATTGTGAATACGGTTTGTTGTTATATAGAGATAAACTACCGAAATTCAATAATGATGGAAGGATGATATTCAACTGCTTCGACTGGGTTAGAGATGATGATAATCCTAAAGTACATCCAACACAGAAACCTATTCCCTTACTTCGTAGACTGATTGAAATCTTCACCGATAAGGGTGATGTAGTTATAGACCCTGTAGCTGGAAGTGGAAGTACGCTTTTAGCTGCTGCGCAATGTGGAAGAAAGGCATACGGTTTTGAGATCGACAGGAATTTCTACAACGATGCCAACAAGTACATTTTATCAAGAATTCAAAAAACATTATTTCAATGAATACCGAAACGCTTATAAAGATACGTGAATGGGAAGCGGAACGCGACAGGAACCTGCGCATCCACTGTCCTCTTGTAGCTGCCAAATTCCAAAGATGGATTGACAGGGCGAAGAAAGAGGACGGAAACAAGAATACAAACAACAAGAAAGGGGGCAATCCATGAGAAATAAGCTGACTGTAAACGACCTCCCCGCGGATGTGGTGGAACGGATGAAAAAGATAATCAATGAGGACAGGCAGATGCTGAAGCTGAGGGAAAGGCACGCTTCCTTTCTCAGGTCACACCGCTATATGGAGGCAATGAAACTCAAACAGATGATGGACGGTATAGAAAAACGTGTCATAAACCAATACCTTTCCGAATATGAGGGGATGTCGGAATCCATGGATAATTTCATGCGTGAAATGTCGGAAGAGGACAGGGAAGAGATAAACGTCCTTACCAACAGTATCATCATGCTGTGCGATATGGTTGAGACCTTTACGATGGACTGTAACGAGATTTTAAAAAAGTATCATCCTGATTACCGTATAGAGATGTTTGACAGGGTTTCCGAATGCGGGAAAGCCGCCAAAGCTCAGGTGGACTTCATGTCAAAAAGCACGGATATGGTTTACCAGTGTGCCTTTGCCGAGGATGCGGACAAAATAACAGAAATGGTTAAGAACAAGGTCAAGGCTTTCATCAGAAAGCTGAAACGGAAGAAAAAGGCGGAACATGAAAACTGCTGATGGTTATCCTGTGGTATGTTACGGTGTAAAAGGTAAATACAATATACATCGCATCTGCCGCCGTTGTGCCATATATCGTAAATACGATTCGATTCCCGAAAAGCCATGCTACAGGCTTCATGGAATACATCTGTTGGGCAGAAGAGAATGCCCGATATTTGAACCCAAAAATATTTAGATTGGAATTTTATCATTTACCTGACATCAGGAAAATGGTTCAAAACTGATTAAGAAAGAAACATTATGGAAAGATATTATAAAACAATTAGAGACTCTAAAACAGGATTAAAGATTAAGGCTTTAATAGATAAGGCTGATGAGTTTGACAAGCAGGTAGCAGTTCTCCGTGAAAAATACGGATTTAGTAAGACATGGACTTCTTCATTTTATTACAGAAGTTTGGATATCGTTGAATTTACAGAAGAACCGGACATGGCTAATTGGAAAAGGATGAAAGATGTGCATAATGGCTATTATCCGCGTGCTCGTTGCAAAAATAAGGAGATATTGCAGGACTTCACCGACATAAATAAGAATACAATAAGACGTAACGAATTGGACTCAATTATAGGGATCGAAGATGTTTTTAATCATGCTGGATTTGATTTTACTATTCCTGATATTTATGTTTTCATTGTGGAAAGTGATTGGAAATGTAAATTACCTAAAGATTGCGAGGAGATAACCAATGTTGAATACAACAAGTTAATATCAAAGTGATTTGGCGTATAACTGAATAGAAATGAACATTGGAATATTAGCAGTTGACAGCAACTATCCTAATCTTGCATTGATGAAGATAAGCAGCTATCATAAGGTAAGGGGTGACAATGTGGAATGGTATAATCCGCTGTGCCATTATGATAAAGTCTATGCAGCGAAAGTATTTTCCTTTACTCCTGATTACGGTTACTACATCAATGCAGATCAGGTTGAAAAAGGTGGAACCGGATATGATATTTCAAAAATACTTTCGGTAGAAATAGACCGCTTGCAACCAGATTACAGCCTGTATCCTTCTGTTGATAGCAAGACAGCTTACGGCTTTTTGACAAGAGGCTGCCCTAACAAATGCAAATGGTGTGTAGTCCCTACTAAAGAAGGCAAGATTACCCCATACATGGATATCGAAGAGATAGCCATTGACGGTAGAAAGAATATTATCCTTATGGATAACAATGTACTTGCATCCGACTATGGTTTACAACAAATTGAAAAGATTGTTTCCATGGGCGTACGAGTAGACTTCAATCAGGGCTTAGATGCTCGCTTGGTAACAGACGACATCGCCCAGTTATTGGCAAGAGTAAAGTGGATGAATTGCATACGGTTCGGCTGTGACACTCCAGGACAAATTGCTGAATGTGAACGTGCAACGGCTTTGATTGACAAGTACGGCTATAAAGGGGAATATTTCTTCTATTGCATCTTGATGAACGATTTCAAGGAGGCATTCAATCGAGTTAATCATTGGCGGAAGAGAGGACGTAGGTTCTTACCATACGCCCAGCCATACCGGGATTTAAATAATCCGCATCAAATCATACTACAATGGCAAAAAGACTTGGCCGGATGGGTTGATAAGAAGTGGATATTCAGAAGTTGTGAATTTAAAGACTTTATTCCACGGAAAGGATTTAAGTGTAGTGAATATTTTTTTAATCAATTATAGTAAAACAGATTAAAAATGAGTGAAACAAAAATCATATTAGATGCCTGTTGTGGCAGCCGTATGTTTTGGTTCGACAAGGAAAATCCTTGGACCTTGTTTGCTGACATTAGAGATGAAGAGCATACTCTTTGCGACGGTCGAAGTCTGAAAGTTCATCCGGATATTGTATCTGATTTTACCAATATGCCATTCCTAAATGAATCTTTTAAACTGGTAGTCTTTGACCCACCCCATCTTTTAAATGTGGGTAAAGAAAGTTGGTTGGCCAAGAAGTATGGTAAACTTCCCGAAGATTGGCCAAGGGTGATAAAAAAAGGAATTGATGAATGCTTTCGAGTACTTGAAAATTACGGTGTTCTCATTTTCAAATGGAATGAAGACCAGATAACGGTTAAAGAAGTATTGAAAGCCATCGGACGGCAGCCGTTGTTCGGTCACACCACCGGAAGGCATGGCAAAACTATGTGGATGTGTTTTATGAAACTACCAATTAACTAATAACTGAACAGAATGGAAACAATTGAGATGAAAGCATTAAGGATTAAGAATATCCTTAATTCACTTGAAGAAAAAATCGAATCTGGTAATATAACAATCAGAGAAGCTGCTATTGAATTGCACAAAGCTGGATGGATAAATTATATAGACATTGACACAACTAAGAAGCTGCTTGGTTTGAATTAATCAGAATATTCAATAAGGAACAGAATATGAATGAAGTTAGAAAGCTATATAACGATGATGGATGCGTTCTTAAAGAGGCATCTAGCAATGACTATGGATCATGGAATTCAGCAAGAACACTTGGTTCTACGGAAAGAAGGGAAGAATACAGAAACCTATGTTATAATTTTGAATATGAGTGGGGAACTAATATCCCTCACTGTGCAAAGAAAGGTGTATGTGATGAGGATTGTGAATACATGAAAAATTTTAAAGGATAAGATATGAAACAGACAGTAGAAGAAGCAGCGAAGGAAAATATCCTATTTAATCATAGGACAGTTGACAGAACTTTGTT